GGTACGTTTGAAGTCAGTGCTGAGATTACGGCCTACTTCCAAAACATAAGTGCTCTTCAGTCAGTTCGTAACAATGACGATGTGACTTTGGACCTTGCTATGGTTCAGGACAATGCGGGGATCACTATCGACCTGCCGCTTCTGACCCTTTCGGGTGGTTTGGCTCAGGTTGAGCTGAACGAGCCGGTCAAGTTGCCGTTGACTGTTGACGCAGCGCAGGCCACGACAGTTGACTCGGCATATACACACACGGCGAAGATTTGTGTGTTTGACTATCTGCCAGACGCTGCGGAATAGGTATGTAGATGAGTCTGTATAAGGATTTCAAGACCAGCGAGAAGCTGGAGGTGGACGGCGTACGCTTCCTGAATGGGACGTACGCCTACACCCTTGCCCGGAGTGGTGGGGCGAACAAGAAGTTTCAAAAGCTGTTTGAGCGTCTTGCCCGTCCCCACCGAAGGCAGATGGACAACGGGACTCTCGATCCGGTTGTGGCTGAACGCATCATGCGTGAGGTCTACGCCAAAACGGTTGTCCTGAAGTGGGAAAGTCTCAAGGGCGACGAGTGGGTCGAGGGAATTGAGCTGGAGGATGGAACCATTGTTCCGGCAACAACTGACGTTCTCGTGGGCGTGTTTGCGGACCTTCCTGACCTGTTTAATCAGATCATGGAAGACGCCAAGAGTACGGCATACTTCCGCCTTGAGGGTATGGAGGAAGACGCGGGAAACTGATTGCGTTCCTGCAATATCAGCTAGAGCAGGGACCGTACGAGCAGAAGATTATTGATGCGTGCGAGCGGACGGGCGAGGAGTTACCGGAGAAAATCCGCAACCGGCCCGTGCTGGAGCCGGGTCTGGAATTCTATCTGTCTGCTTGGGAAGAACTAGGTTATGATAGGCCGGTGGGATTTGGTGTAGGGCCGATCCCTTCGGCTTCTTTTCGTTCCTATGCCCGCGATTTGGGTATGGACGACGATGACGCGGAGCGATTCCAGTTCATTGTTCGGAAGATGGACAACTTCTATGTTGAACATGCGAACAAAAAGGACAAATAATGACGCCCGCGCAGTTCTCGAAGAGAATGAAGAAGCTATCTACCCAGATGGGCGTGGCGGCTAATTTTGTCGTCAGTCGTGCGGCTCAAACGACTGGGGTATCTCTTATTCAGAATACTCCGATCAATACAGGTGCCGCCAAGTCCAACTGGCAGGTGTCATCACGCCCGAAAGCCAGTACCCGTCGAGCATACGCCAAGGGTAATTTACGTCCCGACGATGGCGACATTGTAGACACGACGGCAGCCAACGAAGCTGCGGCTATTTCCGCGCTGGCTCGGGGAATTGCAGGGCGTTCTAAGAAGAGCCGGAAGATTCACATCACCAACAACCTGCCATACGTCTCCGAGTTGGACAGGTTTTATCCGATCCCCAAGGGGAAGAATGTGAACAAGAACCGCTACCGAAGCGGTTTCGTTGCAAGGGCTATTCAGGAAGGCGTTTTGACTATCCGAGACGGCAACGTCATTAAGCAGGCACTTTCGACTGCTGGTGTTCGGATGGAAAATGTCGGTGCCATCATTTCGAGGGGTGAGTAATGCCTCAAGAGCATGTAGAAATAATCTTTGTCGCTAAAGGCCAACGTCAGGTCGAGCGAAGTATTGCGCAACTCGCACAGGCTGCGGACAAGGCGTCCAAGGCTATTGACCGGATGGGCAGGACTGGTGGCGGAACAGCCAAAGTCGGCAAAAGTGCGCAGACGGCGAGCCGTGATGTGAAGAGGCTCGGTAACGACGCCACAAAGACGGCGGGTCGCGTCAATTCGTTATGGAAGTCTTTGGTAGTTCCCGCTGCGACGGGAGCTTCCATCCGTGATACCGGGCGTGCTATCAACTCACTGGTTGGTCGGTTTGCTGCGTTTTACACGGGCCGGACACTGATTGGGATTTCCGACGAGTTCAACCGTCTTGGGAATGTGTTGAAGGGCTTTGGCGTTGCGGCTAAGGAAGTCGACAGGGTCCGCAAGAGCATTAACAAGGTGTCGAACGAAGCTCGCGTGGATGCTGTCCAGGCCGCAACTTTGTTTGGGAGATTGCGGCAGGCGACACAGGGCTTAGGTCTCAGCAGTAATGAGCTTGTGCGGATCGTAGGTACGGTCAACAAGGCATTGCGTCTTGGTGGCGCATCATCTCTGGAAGCGAGTCAGTCGATTCGTCAGTTGTCGCAGGCATTCAACAAGGGCAAGCTGGATGGTGACGAATTCCGTTCTGTGATGGAGAACGCGCCGATCCTGCAAGACCTTCTGACCGAGAAACTCGGCGTCACGAAGGACGCTCTGTTCGACCTTGCAGCACAGGGCAAGATTACGGCAAGAGACCTTGTGGGTGCGTTCCAGCAGGGTGCCGAAGAGATTGACAGGAAATTTCTTGGCCAGGTCAAAACACTCGGGGATGCTCTTACTGTCCTAAAGAACGAATTCCGAGAGGCGTTTGGTGCTCAGGTGTCGGGTCCGGCATCTATACTGGCTAACATCATTGTCGCCCTTGCAAAAAACATGGAGACGTTAGTTCAAGCGTTTACCGTATTCGCAGCAGCAAAGGTATTCGGTGCAGCCATTGCCGGTGCCAAGACCCTGCTTGCCACGCTAAAGTCGATCAACATCCAAGCGGCGGCAGGTGCTCTTGGCAGCCTCATCTCTGGAAAACGTGCGGTGAAGGGCGACTACAACACCATGATGTTGCAGGCGATGGGCCAGTCCGTAGGTAGAACGTCTCGACTGGCTGGGCTGGGGGCCGGGGCCGCGAGATTGCTTCCCGTTATTGGTCAGGCGGCGATGGTAGCTACGCTGATCCCTGTTGTGGCGGACTTGATTAAGTCGTTGTTGGGTGTTGGCGATGCGGCAAAAAAAGTTGAGACCGATCTCGACAGGCTCAACAAGTTTGTCCAAGCCAAATTCTTAGTCGGAGAGGGTGATCCATCGAGGGCACTTCCAGGAGCGACTCCTTCGTTCGCCAGGCGGGTCGCTGAGTACAGAAAGCCGGACGTGGCGAGACGTGCTAGGATGCCCAGGCAGATTAGTTACAGGAGACCGCTCAACATGCCGTTCATAACTGACGGGTTGGGCATGCCAAGTGATCCTTTCGAAACTTCCGATCAGCAAAAATTTAATAAGGCTATCGCCGATGCCAATAGGGAGTTGAACAAGGACGCCGAACAGATTTTAGAGGATGTGAAGTCAGGGCTTGATTCTCTCAGGGGCTTTTCTGAGGATGAGCTTAGGGCGCAGGCACCAGACCTGGAGAGAATGTTCGAGATGTTAGAAGGTTCGCGAGCACTGGCCAAAAAAGATACGGGAATAACAGGCAGTGCTTTCGAACGAGCGTTCTCCACAATGGTCAAGCGTGAGTTTGGCGTGTCTACGAAGGAGCTGGATAAACTCTTCAGTGGTATACGTTACTCCGTCGCGGAGATTATTCCGATATGGCGGAAATATAGGGACGCAATCCCTTTTACAGAGCAGGAAAAGCTGGGCGATTCGCTTATGCGTTCGGACGTGGAGCTTGAAAAGTATAGAAAGAGGCTGGCAGAACTGAAGGACAAAAATAACCAATTCAAAGACGCCAATACTAAAGTAGCCACAGCGATAGCGTACAACGAAGAGCAGATCAGAAAGCTGCTGGACCCGTTGAACCAGGAGAATGTGCTACTCGATAAGCAGCTTGAGACTCTTAAAGAGCTGAAGAACTTTGATGGGTTGACCACCGAGCAGTCTGCCGCGCTTGCGGATCAGGCAACCCTACAAAACTTTCTCAAGGCGGCGGAAAAAGGGGGTGTGGATGCTGCTGTTGAGTCGCTACAGGCGAATATCGAAAAGAGGTCTGCCATTCAGGACATTCTCGATTTGATTCAAAGCTCGAATCGTAAATTACAGGAGCAGAAGAACGCAGAAACCTCGATTCTCAATATACTGGAGCAGAAAAGAGCTGCTCTGGAAGCCATAGGCAAGAC